ACCGAAACTTCTACAGGGTTGACAAATCTAAATTTGCGAGGTATAAATATACAGAGAAACCAAAATGGTTTTTAAATTAAATAAGATTAACCCTATAGCTAGATTACTTGCTTATACAAGAAAGAGAAAACAAATCGTACCACCCAAAAAGGGTAAAGGTTCATACAACAGAAAGAACAAACATAAACGAGTTGACAATTCTTAATATACCTTATATAAGCAAGTATCACTTAACCAAAGTCCCAACTTGGGACATAATTTTTGAAAGGAGACTAACATGCCATTAGATTCATACACACCAAACCTCTACACACTAGAGGGTACAGACCTAGACTTCAAAGTGAAGTACGAGGACACTAAGTTTGCAGGTAAACGATACGTAAGAAACTCTGTTACAGGAGAATACATAGGTATCGTGGGAGATAAGTTCTCAACTGTAAATCACGTAAACTTCTTCAATGGTATCAAGAAAGTTATACAGGATAACAGACACCCTGTTGACCTTGATGGTGCAAAGGTAAAGATAAAGACAGGGAGAAACAATGCCTTTGTATTCTTAGACATTACGTTACCAAACGTGAAGCATACGATCACAACATCTAAGCATCAAACAGTAATCAACGAAAGGATTATTGCTCTGCATGGTATAGATGGTTTAACATCCAACCAAGTATATTTCGGTGCTATTGATAGCTACTGTTCCAATGGACAAGTTGGTGGAGAGTTTGACCTCATCAAGATGAAGAACACAAGTGGCTTCACTATGGGCAGACTGATTGCAGAAGTTAAGTTAGCCAAGAGTAACTTTGATCTTCGTTGTGAGATGATGCAGAAGTGGGCAAACATACCCCTTAACATAGATGGTAAAGACTTCTTAGGTAAGCTAATCAAGTCAGAGACTATGGCTAAGAAGATGTACGAGTTAGCTTGTCAAGAAATATCTAGACGAGGTAAGAATGTTTACGCTCTGTATTCTGCCTTCACTAATTACGCATCATATGCAGATGAGAGGAATGGCTTCAACATACGTAACACAGGCTTTGATACAAAAGCAGAGACTATGTGGAAGAGAGAACAAGAAGTCGCAAAGTGGATTTCTTCACCTCAATTCAAGTCATTATTGGTAGCATAATGAAGGTTGAAGACTTACTCAAGGAGTATTATATATCCTTTGAATACAATAACTTACGAGCAGAAACTAAAGCACAGTATAAGTATTTCTTAGGTATAGTTTGCTCTACAAGTGTGGTTGATGGCAAAGAGTTAGGCAGTTATAAACTGTCTAGCTTGACCACCAAACTCGCAAAGTTGTCTTACAACAAATGGTGTGAGAGAGGTGTGTCACTTGCCAACCATCTTATGTCTGTCATCAGAGTTTTGCTTAATTACGGAATCAACATGGAGCATTGTCACATGAATCCATTTAGCAATATCAAAAAACGTGTCGTTGCACATAGAAAAGTTGTTTGGACAAAAGAAGACGTTATCAGGTTTCTTGATACTGCTTACTCTGATTTTAAAACAAGAAGCATTGGCTTGATTGCACACATGGCATATGAATGGTGTCAACGTATTGGAGATATGAGACTTCTTGAGTGGTCTAACCTTGATTTAGATGCTAAACGTATGCAGATAGAACAGTCTAAGCGAAGAGCACAAGTATTTTTACCCATATCAGACGAGTTACATGAAATGTTAGTACAACAAAAAGATGATTATGGGTTTCAAAAGTATGTAGCACCTCGTTCAAGACCATTTAAAGGGTCATACAAGCCTTATTCACTAACTAAACTACCAATCATGGCTAGAAAAGTTATGACCTCTGCAGGACTTTCTAATGAGCTAAGATTAAGTGACTTACGTAGAACAGGCACAGTTGAAATGGTTGATGCAGGTGTTTCTATGGGTAATATTATGTCTGTAACAGGTCATGCTAACCCACAATCGGTGAAACCTTACATGAAAAATACATTCACAAGTGCTAACTTGGCACTACAGGCACGTAGAAATTTGACAGATCACGAAACCTGTGCTACAAGCATGTTAAGTGCCAACAAGGAAGGATATTTATAATAACATGTATAATGTATACACATATATTGAAGACATAGACATACGTAATGGAGAAACAAAGAGAGTGAATTGTCCTGAGTGCAAATCTTACAAGACATTTACTGTTACAAATAACATGGGTTCTCTTGTATGGAATTGTTATAAAGCATCTTGTAGTGTACGAGGTAGTTCACGTGTTCACATGACTGTTGAAGAGATACGTGATATCAACAAGGTGTCCCAAGTTGGGACATCATTTGAAATGCCTGAGTATGTCGTGCCACATAATCACAGACGAGAGGTCATGAACTTCTGTGAACTGTGGGACTTAGATGTAGATACAGTTGATTTATTGTACGATGTCAAAGAAAGTAGAGTTGTCTTTCCTATCAAAGATAATGGCAGGATTGTTGATGCTACAGGTAGATCAGTCTACAGAAAACTACCAAAGTGGAAGAGGTATGGTTCTTCGGACTTGCCTTTCTCATTTGGTTGTGGTAGTATCGCAATAGTAGTAGAGGATTGTGTTAGTGCATGTGTCATTGGCAGTGATGTATATGTTGGGGTAGCTGTGTTGGGTACGTCATTATCAGATTCACACAAAATGTTCCTTTCACAGTTCTCTACTGCAATAATAGCACTTGACCCTGATGCACTACCCAAATCTTTTGCATTTGCCAAAGAGTTAAGATCACATGTCAATGATATTAAAATACTTAAACTTAAAGATGATTTAAAATATAGAGAGAAGGAAGACTTAGATAATTTAAAACTATTAACCCCAAAGGAGACACAGATATGGAATTAGCATTGATAAGAAGTTTGATGGATAAATCATTTTATGATTCCCATCGTGGAGCAAAGTGTCCTGACAGATTGTTTAGTAAGGATGCTAGAAAGATAAAGCAGACAATAGACAAAGCCATGAGTAGGTATGAGAGGACTGTGACACCTGATGAGATTGAAGCACTCTTCATGTCAAACAATCCCACTCTTACTACTGCACAGAAACAAGCATACTCTCATCTGTTTAGACAGGTAAAGAACGAGCAACCTATGGGAGAGGATGTAGCACAAGAGGTGCTATCCAAACTGTTCCAACAAGTTGTTGGCGAAGACATTGCAAACATAGGCTTTGATTACGTGAATGGTTCTCACTCTTCACTAGAACCTATACGCAACATACTAGAAGTATATGGAGATGATTTTACACCTAACCTTAATGTGGAGTGGGATGACATGGAGATTGATACACTATTAGCTAAGAATGATTTGGAAGCACGTTGGTCGTTTAACGTACCAAGTTTAACAAGACAAGTGGAAGGCATCAATGCAGGACATCTAATAGAGATAGGAGCTAGACCTAACACAGGTAAGACGAGCTTTCACTCAAGCATAATAGCAGGTCCTGATGGTTTGGCACGACAAGGTGCTAGTTGCATCATCCTGTGTAACGAAGAAGGTAGCCACAGAGTTGGTGCTAGATACTTGACTGCATCAACAGGCATGACTATGCGAGAGATAAAGCAGAGTCCAAGTAAAGCACGTGACTTGTATGCACCTGTCAAAGATAACATCAAGATAAAAGATGCAACAGGTCGTGATATGGCTTGGGTGGAGAGTGTATGTAAGACATACCAACCTGATATCGTTGTGCTTGATATGGGAGACAAGTTTGCACGTACAGGTGGTTTTGCAAGGACAGATGAAGCACTCAAAGCAAATGCAGTTCATGCTCGTATGATTGCAAAGGAACACAAGTGTGCAGTCTTTTACATGTCACAACTGTCTGCAGATGCAGAAGGTAAGGTGTTGCTTAATCAGAGTATGATGGAAGGCAGTAGAACAGGTAAGGCAGCCGAAGCAGATTTGATGATTCTCATCGCCAAGAATCCACCAAGACAAGAAGATACTGAAGAGGATTTACAAAGGCATTTAAATGTGGTAAAGAATAAACTTACAGGATGGCATGGTGTCGTTCATTGTAATTTGAATTATAAAGTAGGAAGATATGAAGCATGACACAATTTAGTTTATTTAAAGAGTTGCCACAAAAAGAGAACCCATTTGTTGATGGTGTTGTTTGTATTAAATGTAATATAAGACAACCCATAACACATTACTCTGTCATGAAAGCAGGTGAGATAAAGAGAACCTGTAGATCATGTAGAAAGGGTCACAAGGAAATCTTAAATAAATTAAGAAAAGAAAATGCTTATCCTGATAAAGATTATTCGTGTGCTATATGTGATAGGACATTAGAGGAGCTAGGTAAACATGGACAGACTAGACTGCAGAATTGGGTGCTAGACCATTGTCATGACACCAATACTTTTAGAGGTTGGGTATGCCACAAGTGCAATACGGGACTAGGTGGGTTCTCTGATGACTTGAATATTATTGAAAGAGCAGTTATATACTTAAAGAAACATAAGGAAAGATTAAATGAAATTAACACTTGATGTAGAAAATACAACAACAAAAAGAGATGGCAAGTTACATCTTGACCCCTTTGAACCAAACAATAGATTGGTTATGGTAGGTTGTCTCACAGATCAGGGCAAAGAGTATTTGTTCAGAGACAACTTTGATGGTGTACAAGAACTACTTGACCAAGCAACTATACTGATAGGACATAACATAGCTTATGACTTGATGTGGATATGGGAATGTGGATTCAAGTATGATGGTCCTGTCTTTGATACAATGCTCGGTGAGTACATATTACAAAGAGGTCTCAAAGAACCATTACACTTGAGAGACTGTGCCATCAGGTATGACTTGGACACAAAGAAAGAGGATACACTTAAAAATTACTTTGCCAAAGGTTATAATACAGATGAGATACCTGCAGATGAATTATCATATTATCTGTCTGCAGACTTACATGCTACACAACAATTAGCAGATGCCATATACAAGAAACTTAATACACCTGAGTATAGTGAGTTGATGAACTCCGTAATATTAACTAACAAAGTATGTGTCACACTTGCCAAGATTTACAAGAATGGTTTTAAGGTAGATAAAGGAGCACTAGACAAAGTTAGAGTAGAGTTTGAGCAAGAGAAACAAGACATTGAGAAAAGATTGAAGCAACAGGTGCAGAACTTGATGGGAGATACACCTATTAATCTCAATAGTCCTGAACAAATGTCTTGGGTTATCTACAGTAGGAAGCCTAAAGACAAAGCTATGTGGGCAAACAGTTTCCATAAATATATGGATGATAGTAGTTACCGAGATACAGTAAAAGAAAACTCAACATTAGTTTACAAGACAAATGCAGTTAAATGTAAAGACTGCTTTGGAGAAGGTTACATTAGAAAGATAAAGAAAGATGGTAAGCCATATGCTAATCCAAGTAGATGTGTGTCATGCAATACTTTAGGTTATAACTTTATACCAACTAATAAAATAGCAGGTTTAAAGTTCTCTGCACCATCGTCTAAATGGGTAAGTGCAAATGGTTTTACTATTAATAAAACATATCTAGATATATTAGCTAATGTTGCAAAGAAAAATAAAATGGAAGATGCAGTAAACTTTTTAACTGATTTACAAAGATTGTCTGCTCTAGATACTTATCTATCTTCGTTTGTTGAAGGTATAAATGCTTACGTTAAACCTGATGGTATGCTTCATGTGAGATTACTGCAACACAGAACATCAACAGGCAGGTTTAGTGGAGCAGACCCTAACATGCAGAACATGCCTAGAGGTGGTACATTTCCTGTAAAGAAAGTATTTGTATCACGTTGGGAAGGTGGTAAGATTCTAGAAGCAGACTTTGCACAGTTAGAGTTTAGAACTGCAGCTTTTTTATCTAATGATGAAGTAGCAAAAAAGGAGATTAGAGATGGATTTGATGTGCATAGTTATACTGCTAGTGTTATTAGTAATGCAGGGGAAGAGACTTCTCGCCAAGAAGCGAAAGCACACACTTTTGCACCCCTCTATGGAGCGACAGGATTTGGGAGAACGAATGCTCAAGCTACATATTATAAACACTTCACAGAAAAGTACAAAGGAGTCGCACTATGGCACACCAAATTGGCTAAAGAAGCTCTGAATACAGGCATGATAACTACACCATCAGGTAGACAGTTTTCATTCCCTGATGTTCAGAGAAAAAGAAATGGTACAGTATCTCACTTTACACAGATAAAAAACTATCCTGTGCAGAGTTTTGCAACTGCAGATATTGTTCCTGTCGTGCTTGTTCACATTGAAAAGGAGCTTGACAAACATAAGTCATGTGTGGTAAATACTGTACATGATTCTATTGTAATAGATGTCCATCCAAGTGAGGAAGATGTTGTTTTAAATATTATACGTGACACTAATAAGTCATTGATAAATATGATTAATTTAGAGTTTAGCATACAGTTTGATGTGCCACTTCTACTAGAAGCAAAGATGGGTAGTAATTGGCTTGACACCAAAGATGTATCGTGATATAACTATGATTCTTTTGAAAGGAGTAAAATAAATATGACAGAATTAGTTACAATAAATACAGACAATTATGCTACTATGGCAAAGGCAATGGGACTGCCTACAAGTAGTGGTGAGAAGAAAACTAATGTCTTAAATAGATTTAGAATTTGGCACAATCCTACCATGGGTATGGGTCAAGCTAATGGTAAATCTGTTAAGATGGAAGTTGTAGAAGGTGGAATGTACAGACTAGAGATTCCTAATGACCCAAGCACTTTTTACTTTTCAGAAAAAGTAGAGTTTAGACCTTTCTTACAGAGGTTTATGTATAAGAAGTTTAAACAAAATCGTTCTGCAAAAGAAGGAGAAAAGCAAGGTGGTTATGTAAAGACAATTATGTCTGATACACTAAACATTGATTTAAAAGACAACGATGGTACTTTTAACTGTGGCAAACCTGCAGGTTATGTAAAAGACTTTCAAGCATTACCTGAAGATACCAAAAAGTTAATAAAAGAAATAAAAAGAAATAGAGTTGTTTTTGGTCTTGTAAAGATGATTGATCCTGTGAAAGGCATTGATGGTAATGAAATAGAAGACTTATCTCAGTTTCCTGTAATATGGGAGATAGACAATAGAGATGCTTATAAAGCAATAGGAGATGTATTCTCTAGATTTGCTAAGATGGAAGCCTTGCCTCTTCAACATGTTATAAAGTTAGAAGGCACTAAGGAGAATAAACTAAACAATGGTGGTAGTTTTTATACACCAATAGTTCAGTTAGATACATCCAAGAAGGTTGAGATAACAGAAGAAGATCATAAAGTGTTTGGTGACTTTCTTGATTGGGTAAAATCATACAATGATGGAATAGTTTCTGCATGGGACACTAGAGTCTCTGAGAAACAAGATGAAGTATCTGAAGAAGATATGGAAACTGTTGAAGACTTCATTGATGTAGAAATGAGTGACGATGCTAAGTAACAACGCTTTCAAAGCACATGGTATTAACTACCTTTCACCTAGTAGTATAAATACATATATTAGTGACCCACCTATGTGGGTTGCTAGGTATTTGTTTAAAGCAAAGTCATCAAGTGGTGCAGGTGCAATAAGAGGCATTGCATCAGAGTTTGTACTTGCTAACAAATATAAAGAAGGCACGTTTGATTATAACATGTTAGACATGAAGTTCATGACATTATGTACTGAATCTATGATTGATTTAGGAGACAAGAAAACAGAAAAAGAAAGGAGCTTGTTAAAGAACTTTGGAAACATAATTGATGAAAACTTTAAGTATGAAGACTTAGAAGACTATCAAGAAAAAGTTGAGGTACAGTTAGATGATCTGCCTGTACCAATAATGGGTTACATAGACTTTAGATTTAAAGGTAAAATAGTAGATCTGAAAACATCTACTAGAATGCCATCACAACCAACAGAAGCACAGAAGAGACAGATGGCATTATATTCTATGGCATACCCAAAGAATAGTGTTGACTTGTTTTTTGCTACACCTAAAGAGCATAAGACATTCACACTTAAAAACTTAACCTCTTACAAAAAACAACTTGAGAAAGTTGCTTACAGTATACAGAGGTTTTTGTCTATCAGTGATGATAAGCATGAGTTGGCTTCTTTTGTTTATCCTAACCTAGATTCATGGATGTGGAATGGTAAGATGAAGGAAGAAGCAAAGAAAATATGGAGCATAAAATAATGACTACAGATGCAAAAAAGATAGAAGAACTTAACAAGGATATTGAAACTATGGAGAAAGAATTAGTAGAAGCTAAGAAAACTCTACGTGATATGAGAACCAAAGGTTTAAGAGAAGCTATGGAAGCCAAGAAGTTAGCAGACGAAGCAGTAAAAGAAGAGATGAAAGCTCTTGGTGTTACTTATTCTCATGATTCTTATGAGTTTAATCCATTTACAGGGTGGAGAAGGTATCTCTAGTGTCTCTACATAAAGAACGTAGAAATGCTATCAAGCATGGGTATAGGAGTGGGTTAGAATTTAAAATTTCTATGGCTCTTGATACTATAAAGTATAAATATGAATATGAAAGTATCAAGATAGAGTGGGAAGATTTAGCTTATCGCACCTATACCCCTGACTTCATATTAAAAAATGGTATAATTATAGAAACAAAAGGTAGGTTTCTATCCTCTGATAGAAGAAAACATTTAGCCATACAAAAGCAACATCCAAAATTAGATATAAGATTTGTGTTTACAAATAGTAGAGTAAAACTATATAAAGGATCAAAGACATCTTATGGTGAATGGTGTAACAAGAATAATCTTAGATATTATGATAGAATAATACCTGAAGATTGGTTAAAAGAAAAAGGTAAAAACAAACATCCAACTTTCATAAAGTTTGTTGGTAAAAAAGTAAGGAGATAATATGACACATTACAATAACAGAGGAAATCATTTTTTTATAGAAGTAATACCATCTATTGATGAGAAAGGTCAATGGGATGGTAAATATCAACTTGCCATACAAGCTAGAAGAGCAAACATAGATGATGATAGCTTTTGGAGTCTACAACATCTTTGTCAGATGGTATGTGCAGGTATCACAATGATGGAAGATAGTGAAAAGGTAAGAAACGCAGTTGAAGAATTTTTAAATACACCTGAAGTAAAAGACATCAAAGAGTCTCTACCTATTGACAATGTAACTGATAACGTGATAAAAGTTAATTTTGATCGTACTATAGAGCGTAAATAATGCGACACTTAGAATATATGAAAAATAAATTTAAAGAATTAGAAGAAAAGTCAAAGGAGCAGACAGTGAAATATTTATCAGGAAAGAAAGAAGATATGGTAAATCATCCACCACATTATAACAAAGCAGGTATAGAAACTATTGATGCTATTAAAGCTATGACAGAGGGTGGGTTTGAATATTATTTACAAGGTAACATTATGAAATACCTTTGGAGATATAGATATAAAAATGGTGCTGAAGATTTAAAAAAAGCACAATGGTATCTTAATGAGTTAATTAGTGTTGTTGAAGATGAAAATAAAAGTTAAAATTATGATGACATTAGAAGTTGATCCTGAAGAATATCCTGTTCCTGCAGATGGTAGAGTAGAAGAGGAGATACAGGATTATATGCAAGATTATGTGCATGACATATCAGGTATAAAGATAAAACATATAAGAGCAGTAAGCGAGGAGATTTAAATGCAAAATTATTTACCGACAGATTATCAAAATTTTATTGCTCTCTCTAGATATGCTAGATGGAAAGAAGACAAGCAAAGAAGAGAGACATGGATTGAAACTGTAGACAGATACTTTGACTACATGAGTGACCATCTTAAAAAGAATCATAACTATACGATTACAAAAGCATTACAGGAGAAGTTGTCAAATGCTATCATGTCTTTAGGTATTATGCCTAGCATGAGAGCGTTGATGACATCAGGTGTAGCTTTAGATAGATGTCATGTAGCAGGTTACAACTGCAGTTACATACCTGTGGATAGTCCACGTAGCTTTGATGAATGTATGTACATTCTTATGTGTGGTACAGGTGTTGGCTTCTCTGTTGAACGAGAGAATGTTGACAAGTTACCTGTAGTAAATGAACACTTTGAGAATAGCACTACAACAATTAAAGTAGATGATAGCAGACAAGGTTGGGCAAGAGCCTTACGAGAGCTTATAGCTATGTTGTATGTAGGACAAGTCCCAACTTGGGACACTTCACAGATTAGACCTGCAGGTGCGAGACTAAAAACCTTTGGTGGTAGAGCATCAGGTCCTGCTCCTTTGGAAGAGCTATTTCAATTTTGTATTGAAAAGTTTACAGGAGCAAAAGGCAGAAGACTATTTCCTATTGAGTGTCATGATCTCATGTGCAAGATAGGAGAAGTTGTAGTTGTTGGTGGTGTTAGACGTTCTGCTCTTATCTCTTTGTCTAACTTAGGCGATGACCAAATGAGACACGCTAAGTCAGGTCAATGGTGGGAGAATGAAGGTCAAAGAGCACTTGCCAACAACTCTGTCGCATTTAAAGGTAAGCCTGAGATGGGTACATTTATGCGAGAGTGGACTGCTTTGTATGAATCAAAGTCAGGTGAACGTGGTATATTTAACAGACAATCTGCTAAAGTAAAAGCAGCAGAGAATGGTAGACGTGAAACTGATTATGAGTTTGGGTGTAATCCATGTAGTGAGATTATACTTAGACCATATCAGTTTTGTAATCTTACAGAGGTTGTCTGTAGAGAAACAGATGACATAGAAAAACTAAAAGAAAAAGTTAGACTGTCTACTATTCTTGGTACATTTCAATCTACACTTACTAAATTTAAGTATCTTAGAAAAGTGTGGAAAGAGAACACAGAAGACGAAAGATTATTAGGTGTATCATTAACAGGTATACTTGATTGTCCTGTTCTATCTCCTGATAATAGTAATCTTAAATTTAATTTACAGTTACTCAAAGAGGTTGCAGTAGAAACTAACAAGAAGATTTCTAAAGATCTAGGCATACCACAGTCAACTGCTATAACATGCATCAAACCTAGTGGTACAGTTAGTCAATTAGTTGACAGTGCATCAGGCATACATGCAAGACACAATCCTTTTTACATTAGAACTGTACGTGGAGATAACAAAGACCCACTAACACAGTTTATGAAAGAGAGTGGTATTCCTGCAGAACCTGATGTTATGAAGCCTGATAGCACAACTGTGTTTAGCTTTCCTATGAAATCACCATCAGGTGCTATCACTAGAACTGAGATGACTGCAATAGAACAGTTAGATTATTGGTTGTTGTTCCAAAGATATTGGTGTGAGCATAAACCATCTGTAACTATATCTGTAAAAGAACATGAGTGGATGAGAGTTGGCTCATGGGTGTATGATAACTTTGATGAGGTATCAGGTATATCCTTTTTACCTTTCAGTGAGCATACATACAAACAAGCTCCTTATCAAGACATAGATGAAGAAGAATATGAGAAGTTGACAGCGATCATGCCAACTGCTATAGATTGGAGTAAGTTACAAGATTACGAGAAAGAAGATACTACAAGTGGAAGCAAAGAACTTGCTTGTACTGCAGGTGCTTGTGAGATCGTAGACATAGAAGCAAAGTAAAGAAGGGAGAATAATATGAGAGAGATGTTACTATCGGCTTTGAAGTCCTATTATGTAGGACACATAAACAAACATATTGCCAATGTTGAAATCTATCTAAGTAGGTCTACAGGTATTGGAGAACACTCTGATATCATAGAAGCCAATGAAATTGAAGAAAAAAAGGAATCCAAATCTAAGTAAGTATGATGCACCCCTACGTATTCAGTTTGAGCGTGGGGTAAATGCATTCAAAGGTAAACAGTACATACAGACTGTTAACAAAAACAAAATAATAGCTACAGTAAGTCCCTACAACCCAAATACAATGCAACATAGGGAATGGCAAAGAGGATATAACTTTGCATATTTTAAAAATTTGGAGAGGGTAAAACGTGAAGAAGCTAGAAGAAGAAGCCAAGAAGTTCATGCAGTTGCATAACAAGAGTATGATGACTGCAGATGAGTATCAAAGAAAGGCAAGGGAAACTGCAATATATCCAAAGAAGGAAGCACTACCCTACCTTTCGCTTGGTCTTGTTAGCGAAGCAGGGGAAGTTGCAGGTAAGGTAAAGAAACTTATTCGTGACGGAACAGAATCAGATGTAGCATCTGAAGTTGGAGATGTATTGTGGTATTGTGCCATGTTAGCATCTGAAGTGGGTGTCAGTCTTGGAAAGATAATGGAAAACAATTTGGAGAAACTTAATGACAGAAAACAAAGAGGAAAGTTACAAGGTTCAGGAGACACTCGTTAATAAGGTTACACCTGTACATGACTTGTCATGGTATCTGAAATGGTCAGGTTCACTCTTGATTATGTCAGGTATCATCTGCAGGTCTGCAGGTGTTTTACCTTTTTATGATTTAGTAGCATCCTGCATAGGTACAGGACTACTGACAGGCATGGCATACCTATGGCATGATAGAGCATTGCTTACAGTGAATGGGGTAGCATGTGCTTCATTAGCCATGGGTATCATGCGTTCTTTATTTACTTAAATATATTTTGATCTTTAGATTTGCCTAATTCTTGCATTATCGTAATGTCCATATTAGGAGAGCCTTTTTTATATAACACTTTACCATCTTTATCTAATATATCTTCAGGATAAGTAGGTGTAACTACAATATCTCTATCAAATAAATTTTTAAATTGTGAAATTGCTCTGCTTCTAAACAAAGGTGGTTTTCTTCTAAAAGAAGTTATTTGTTGTTCAAATAAACCCATGGACACTTCAAATCTTTTTTCTTCTGCACTTAATTCTTTTCTTATTGGGAAGAAGTATTTAAGGTCTCCAAAATATTCTTTAGCACCTTGTATGTTATCTTTTATAAAAGATCTAATTTCTTTTCTTAATTCTATCCTATTTAATTTATTAGGGTCATCATCAGATAGAGCATCATTACTAGCTACTTTTGATTTAACTACCTCTGCTATGGTAGGTATAGCTATTTGCAGTAGTTTGTTTTGCCTATCTCTTACAAATACAGAACCTGCCTTTGAAGATAACTGAAAAGTATCAAATCCAAATTGTTTAAACACATCTGTTGGTGGGGGATCTTCTTCATAAAAAGATAAACCTAGAGCTAGTTTCATACCCGGATTTATTCTTCTCTTACCATCAGGATCAAAAGCATATACTTTATCATTTAGTTGTGATTCATCTACAGGTGACATTATACCTCTTCTTCTAAAAGGTCTAGTAAATGCTTTAGTAAAAGCTCCACCAAAAGTTAAGTCTGTTTCTTCTGCAGTTTCTTTTGTCATATCTGTTCTGAGACCTAGTGCTCTTTCAGCATCAATGACCATTCCATAAGGTACAAAATATCTTTGAGCAAAGTTCCCTATTGCTCCACCTGAACCTTTACCTAACTTTTCTCCTATAGTTAAATCTGAATCTGCAAATAAACTAGCATAATCTTCTATAACTGTGAACTCTCTTCCAAATCTAAGATTCTGACCAAGAAAAGTTTCCATGACTTCTTTGGTATCTAGTAGATTAGTTGTTCTTAAATAGTCAACACCATTTTTTATTCTTTCCCCATCAGTAAAAGGCTCTTTACCTGATGGTGCTTTCATAAACCAACCTTTTAAAAATTCATTGCCAAGTCTAGATAGATATCTAAATTGTCTAACAGGAAATTCAGGTGTTGAATCAATCTCTTTTCCATCTCCCATTTTTATTTTTCTATAATCTGTTGCAGAGTATTGGCTCTTATCATACTCCATCATACCATATAGAGCACCTAATCCAACTAAGTTTTTACTTATTAAATCTCTATCTGTTGCATCTAACTTTGAGAAAGGTTTTTTTGCACCTGTAAAAGTATCTATCGCTCTTCTAATAGGAACTGCAAGTGCTCCACCTGAGTATTTACCCATGAGCTCAAGAGAACTAAATAAAAATCGTGGGAATGCCACAAGAACAGTTAAACCTGATTTAGCAATACTATTACTTAACCATCTAAATCCACTAAGTTGAGGTTGTGCAGCATAAGTATTTCTCAATGCATTTTCTACTGAATCAGTAATTAACTCTTCAAACTTTCTAGCTTTTTTAGGTACTACAGAGCTTGAGTTTTGTATAAAGTCATTAAGTTTACCTCTTTTTAATTCTTTAATTAAATCTAAACCATATTCTTGTTTTACTAATCTTTCTAAAGTAGAATTAAAGTAAGATGTTCTAATTATATGCTCTTGCCACCTATTAGGTATGTTTAATGCAGTAACAAAGTCCTCACCTTCACTCAATAAAAAGTCCATAACTTTACCAAAGCGACTAGTAGCCTCACCTCTACCTGTTACTTTTTGTATTTCATTTAAAGTATTATATAATCTACTATATTCATCTGCAAATTCAGGTCTGTCTAATAAAAAATCTGAAAACTCTCTAAAATCGCCCATATCATCATACAAGTAACGCATGTGCATAAAACTATTCTTCCAATTTTTAGTTATCATTATTGGACTTGCATCACTGATTGTGCCTGTAAGTTTTGGTACTTTTAATCCCACAGGAGATAAAGAAGTTACACCCTTTAAAAAATTTCCCTCTCCAAATTGATACATGGCATTATCTAAAACATTACCAAGTCCTTCCATAGGAGATCTATAAAGAGCAGATCTTACGTTACGAACCATTGTTGCTAGTTGGGAAACCATAGCACCTCTACCTATATTAAGAAATCTTAAAAAGAACTTCCAAGCTAAAGGCTTCTCATTAACGCTTTTCATTTCTTTTGCATTAATTAATCTTTCACCAACTCTTTGTGCCTTTTTCATTTGTGAAAACTTTTGAAGTATAGTACCTGCCTGTGATCCTGATCCAATAACTGACATTATATACTTTTCATAAGGTAAGTTATACTTAACTAATAAATCAGTTAACTCAGAACTTGCCTGTAATTCTTTATTAACTGTAAGTTTAAATAAATCATCAATTAAAGTTTTACCCTTACCAAAAGCATTAGGATTTTTCTTACTTAAATCATGAACAACTGCAACTAATGGATCTAAAAAATCCTCGTTTAAAATAGGATTAACTAAGGGATTTTCTTTTACACCAAATAATTCTAACTGATCTACGTAATCTTTGTACACAGGGTCACTTATTTCTTTAGCTTGATTTCTACCTACAACTCTAGCTTTTGCAGGATCTAATGTTAATCTACCAAAAGCCATTTTAGAGATTAATTTATCTGAATCAATTATATCGTCTATATTTCCTGTGCTTCTAGCACCTATTTTTTGTTCAAATGCTTTAATTAAATCTTCTTTTATCTTTAAGTTTTTGTCTGCTAAATCTTTAGCTTTTTGCTTTGCTTTAGCTTCTGCAGTATAAGTTACCTGTTTTATTTTTGTTGTGTTAAATCTTCTATCGTGTAATGCCTGTGCTACAGTAGCAGTTTTTAATATTTTCTTTTGTTTTTTAATCTCTGCATTAGCTATTTCATCTGCAGCCTTTCTTGCAGTTTTAACTGTGGCAGCTAATTTAACGAAAGGGGCAGCCTCAGATACCTCAAGGGCAGCACCAACGTCACCTGTAAATCTTTTCGCAGCAGTCTTTGCATCCATATTTGTAGCTTTAGTTGCACCACCATCTGTCAACTCATCAATAGTTTCATGAACAGATTGATACGCATCTGCAGTTGCTCCTCTTACATAATTAAATGCATTCATAAAATAACCTATGGCATCAAGACCTGTTTCACCAAAGGTATTTACATATGTCCTAAATATAGGTCGCTTTGATAAATCTTCCTTGAGCATATTTTTTGTCTGTTCTTCAACAGGCACATAATTTTTAAAACGTAAGGGGAGTTTTGATTTCGTTACATTCTCTTTAAACTGTTCTAGTTCATCTTTAGTTCTGTAACGTAGGGAATATAGTTCAGGAGCAAGAGGAGTTCCATCTTCTGTTGTAGTCACTTCTGCGACAATACCTGCTTCCTCTGCACCTATCTTATCAATTAACTTACCATCTTCAAAAAAGTCAGGATACTCTTTTGAGTACATGTCTATTAATTGAATTTGAGTCATCTTAGGTTTAAATGCAGGTAATATTACAGGGTCTTTTTCTTCAGGCTCTATAATTTTATCTGTATCAAAAAATTTATCAGGAGATACAAGATTATCTGAAGAACCCTGTTGTGTCACACTAGGAGCATCAGAATCTTTTTCTTCACTAAATTCACCACTAAAAAATTTATCAGGACTTACTAATTGAGCAAGTTTAGTATTAGTATTTGCTTTTTCTGTATCCTCTTGAAAGAAATATTCTGGTGAAACTAAACTCATACATCACCTACTTAGTAGCTACTTGTGGTAGTATCTGTAACTTTCCTCTGTCTAGTGGATTCTTTGCATCTACATCTAATAAATAATATATAGCTTTTTGATTTCCAAATCTATATATTCTTCCATTTACTAATTTAGCATAGTCCACTTTGTTATCACTTGTTAAAGGTGTTTCTACCACAGATACTTGTTCTGCCAAACCAAAGGCGACTGCTTTAAATGTATCAGAATTTTGTTGATTTGCAGCCACTGCATTTTTAACAAGATTAGAAAAACTTACATCATAAACAGTTTGTTTTGTTTCATTATACTTTTGCTTTTCCACAGTACCTGCAGGAGCTTGTGGAAAAATAATTTGACCATCATCCGTAAAAGATATTGATCCTTCTTTAAATCCTGTTTTAGCAGCCACATTGGAAACACCTTGCTTGTATATCTTTGTCCAATCTGTAGGTTTCCATGTATACCCTGTGTCACCTTTGTTTACATCATATATGTATTTTCTTACTTTAGCTTCATTTAGACCAAATGCTTGTACTTCTTTCATTGCCTCTAAAGTAGTGACTACATTTTGTCTTTCAACTCTTGCAAGTTCAGGCATAGCACCTCTAAATTCCTCCATACCTGCAGGTAGAGATTGAGTGGCTACATTTCTTAGTTGTGCTTCATCAAAACCTGTACGGAAAATATTAGAGCCATCATATATACTTAATGCCTTTATTATGCCTTCAGGACTGTCATTAAAGTCACCTAAGTTTGTACGTGTCGTAAATAAAGCAGCATCATCTACAGTTTCTTTTGTTTTTAATTTACTTAGATTCGCTAATCTGCTATTTACAAATGCACCTGTAGTCAATGGTATAAATTTGTTTTTTTGTTTATATACATCACTAGTCTGATTATATAATATTTGACTTAAAGCACTGCTCTGCTCATATGCTTTGTCTATGTTTTCTACTTTGTTACCATGATCTTTTAATAAAGCTCTAGCTCCTGCTACTTTTTGACTATCAGTTAAATTTGTACCAATAAAATATTTATCCATAACCTGTTCTATTTGATCTGTTAATTTCCTTCTTAATATAGTAGCTTTAGTTTTATATTCACCTGCTCTAGGCACAGTTTTATCTACCCATGACTTGAATCCATCATATATTTTATCTTGTCTTTCTTTCTCTAAAGCCTCTACTTTTTCTGCTGCAGTTCCTCCTGCAATAGCTAAACCTCTAAAAGTGCCTAATGAACCAAATATACTCATTCTATTTCCTCCTCTACAGGTTTTCTAGACATAAGTCCCATCTTAGGAATATCTTGAGTTACATCTTCTTTTAAGTCTTCAACAACATCTTTAGTTAACATACCCTCTTTTAGTAAATCTTGCTCTACTCTATTTAAATCAGATTCAGTCACATCCATATCTATGTAACTTTCTTGGGCATCCATAGTATATTCAATACCTGCAGTGTCTGCTAAACCTTTTATATATTCAGTTATTATAGGGTTTACTAAAACTGCAGTATCTATAGTATGTTTACCTTCCATGACACCACCTAATGTTAATGTTTCTGCTATAGTGGGTATAGCTACACCACTTTCTGCTACAGATAAAACATTATACATTAATTTATCATCTCCTATTCTAGTTAAATAAAAGTCTGCAGCTTCCTCTAATGTAGGAAACTGAGGGGGACTTTGCCAAGGTCTAGCTCCTAACTCATGTGTTAGTGCCATACCTGCTATTGGAGCATCTAATTCAGGTTCAGTTTTGATTGACATCTTCTTCTATACCCTTGTTCTTTTCAAAAGCCTCTCTTATAGCCATTACATACTTAGAACTTATATCTAAATCAGGTGTACTAACAACTCGGCTTTGTCTCTTTAGTAATCCTTTTCCTTCAGATTGAGATGGTTTGGCTACATTATTTTGTTTATACATTTTTATGTTTTTATCGGTAATAAACCAAGATTTTCTATTTGTGTCTATTGTTGACTGCATTAAACAAATAACCTTCCTGCAACAGTGTTTACTCCTGCACCTAGTACAGAACCTATTAAGCTACCAAGACCTGATGCTGCCTTGGCATCTGCTGTCATCTCACTTGCCTTCGTCATAGCATCTGCATTAATATTAGCAGTGGCAAGTTTATTGATTCTATCTAATTCACCTTCTGCACTTGTCCATGCCCATTCCATAGTATCTGCATAATATTGCCATAAATTATCATATGATTCTTTAGACATACTCAATAGTGCATTTGCGTTTAATTCATTTGCACGATTAACTGCTGCAGTATCTGCAGTAGCTATCTGTCTTCTCCACTGTGCGTTGTTTTGAGATATAACAAGTTGATTCTGAGCATTAAACTGATCTCGTTGATTGTTAAGTTCTGCGTTAAATCTTTCTACTGTGTTTGCCTGACCTGCATTAAACTGTGCTTGTGCATTTGCTTGTGTAGCATTAAACTGTGCTACTTGTGTTCCTAGATTAGCAAAGAACTGATCTACTTGATTTTGACTAGATGCATTAAACTGCCTACTAGCATTTTCTGCAGATTGATCTGTAAATAGTGATTGTGCTCTTTGTTGAGCTTTAAATAAATTAGTTTGTTGTAAATTAGATAGATTAGCCATATCTGTCTGTAAAAAGTTTTGAGCATTTTGCACTGCAGCTTGTTGTCTAGCATTTAAATTAGATGCATCTAGTTGAGCTAAAGCAGATGCCTGTGCCATAATTAGTGCTTGTGAATTAGATAGATTACTTAAATTAACTGTATTTGCTACCTTACTATTTTCTAAATTTATCTGTTGATCTGCAGTAAAGTTTCTATTTGCTATATCTGCTATCTTTGCAGAGTTCTGCACTCTTGCTTGAAACGCTTGGTCAAATTCTAAGCCTATAAACTGTGCTCTTTGTTGTGCAGCTAACATAGCACGTTGTTGTCTATTAGATAAATTTTGTGCTTCAAATGTAGCAACAGTTCTAGCATCTGCTTGTGCTATTGGTAGTGCAGATTCCATTGCAGCTTGTATAAGTGCCTGTCCTGCAATACTAGAAGCACCAAGACCTCTTTGTTGCATCACTGCTTGTACACCTCTGATTGCTCCTGCTGCCCATGAAGGTGGATTAGTTGCATCAAAATTTGCAGTTAAACTTGCAAGTTGACCTTGAACAGTAGCTTGGTCACTAGCAGTCGCAGTTGCTGCTTCAACTTGTTCAGTAAATACTTTTGCTTTCTCTGCATTAGCAGTTGTATCAATTAACTCACCTTCTTGAATCTGTCTTTGCACAGGATTGGTCATCAAGATAGCATTACCTTGAGCAGATGATAAATTACCTACACTTGATGCCGTTTGTTGTGCTGCAAGAATCTGTGAACGTGGATCTGCAGGATCAGTTTGAGCAGCTTGAAGTGTATCTAAAGAAGTGTTTACTTGCTCTGCTACACCTTGAGCATCCATAATATTTGCTTGTCCTGCAACAGGTTGATTTGCCATAGTAGTTGTTCCCATTGCAGTAGGAACAGAAACAGTGCCTGACACTTGTCCTGCGACAGGTGACACCATTTGACCTTGTTCAGTAGATACACCAAAAGGGGTAACAGTTCCACCTGTAGGTAATGTTGGATTAAACATTCTGTCCACAGATACTTCACCTATGTTACCTGCGTCTGAGGCAGGTGCTTCAGGAGGTGCAGGTGTGTTAATAGGATTAGGTTCAGGTGTAGGAAACTGTTCTAAATCAGAGGGTGTGCCTCCTGTCTGCATCTTAACAACACCACCACGAGCCATCTCTTTTGCAGCATCTTGGAAGACAATCATCTGTCTTTTCTTCTCAGGATTCTGTTCAAGATAATTATCAAAGTCTGCCATAGAACCTGTATATCCAAGTCTACCTGCTATCTTTTGCATTGCTTGTGGCTTAAAGCCTTTGAATATTGCCATTATCTACTTCCCATCAATACTTTGTCTAACTTATCTTCTAATCTTCTGATTGCATCCATCAACTCGTGCATATCATCCTTTACATCATCTTTACGTGCATACTCTTCTCGTGTCTTGTTCAAGAGTATCTGTATGCGTTTGACCTCTTGGAACATTTTGTTAAATGCCCAACCAAATGGTACAACGACCATAGTCAGGATTATGTTCCAAAATAACATTGGGTCAATGCTTTCCATCTACACCTCGTCAGGAAAATCGTACATAGGTGCATTGCCTGTCGGCTCACCATCACTATCTACAGGAACATCAAACAATGCTATAAACTCT